AATCCAATAATCAGTTCCATTAATATTGACACGAATGTGTCCAGTTATTGATCCTACGCTTGTGTCCGTTGTAATGCTTGATGACTGGTCTGAATTGCTTGTTCCATCAAACTTAATAAATTCCTGATCCGTATCATCCTGATCAAGTGATAGGCATGCTGTTCCTGCCGTCGTGCTTGCCTGATTAATCTCCACGCTTGCATCCGCAGGTGTCGATGTACCAAAACCAATCTTGTCTGCCGATCCATCAATAAAGAAGGCGTTTGCCAAGGTATTTGTCTCGCATCTGAAATCCAATGACGCACCTGTATCATTCCATGTAAAGGCACCACCATCGAGATCAACTGCTCCTGATATTTTCGCTGCCCCTGTTACATCAAAGGCAACAGACGGACTGGCATTGAATATTCCTATACGATCATTGCCCGCGTCCACAAAGAATGCGTTGGCATTGCCGTTTGATTCAATTCTGAAGTCAACATCTGCTGATGCTTCATTAAAAGTAAAAGCTCCACCATTTAAGTTAACAGCACCTGCTACATCCAATGTTCCATTGACTGTGACATTTCCACAATCATCCAGAACATCGAACATCGTCGATCCGTCCGTGTATAGTAAATGCTTGGATCCCGCTATAAGTCCATCAGTTGTTCCCGATCCACCAGCAGGTTTAAAGTTAAGAGTATATGTTCCCATACTTGTCGCATTATCAACAATATACCAGTTCTCCACTGCTTCACACTGTATGGTTGTATTACCTGTCAACGATCCTGTTAATTTAATTATTGCGTTGCTTTGCTCGTCCGTTGTTGATCCATCGGATGCAGTTAAAGAATCGGAAGTACTAGCAATAGCTACAGCTACATATCCTTTAATAGCTGATTCCAGCTTTTGCAAGTTGTTGTTTGTTATTGTACCCCAAGTTCCTGAGTTCTCTCCAGTTGTCTGAAGCTCAAGATTAAGGGTGCTTGAATATGTCGAAGCCATTTATTCCTCCCTATACATCATCTATTAAAGCGGCAACTATGCAATCTGCTGTTGCATCGCCTGCGTCACCTACATCAGATGATATAGCATGAATATTTGCAACTGTCACGTTCGGCAATCGCCCGAACCATGATTGCTCTGGTCCAATAAAAATGCCGTCTGCCAGATTATACGCTGCTACTCCACCGTCCAGGCAAATAGCAATGCCGTCCGCTGTGCTTGTGTTCTTAATAAATAAAAATTTTACTTTATCGCTTGTACTGACCGCTGTCATGTCCGTATCCTGATCAACGGCAGTATAATCGATAAAGCGACCAGCAATCAAGTCCGCACTTGTCGTTGTTACTGCTGTCAGCTTGTAATACCATTTGTCGTTCGCATCATCAGGGGTCACCGTCATGGAGCCACTAATGGTCTTTGAAATCTCATCCGGCAATATTGTTGCACTTAATGTTATACTGGCATCATCCGCCATACTTGTCTCCTAGTCTGTAGATCCTGGCTCTACATCATACCAAGTTGATGTCTCACTATCATCTGTTTCATTCCATACGAAGAAATCAAGTTCTCCCAGGCTAAATGAAATAAGATTCTGGAAAGCCTCCCCAAATGCTGTTTCATCACCAATACTGAATGTTGCAGCCAAATCATCCCCACTTGGTTCTACATTCGCTCCACCTGTTGCCACCTCAGTGCCAAGGCTGAAGGTCATACCGAAACCTGTTTCCGCGAATTCAATATTATGCACCGCATCCAGCCTTGCGTCCTGAAAGGCCTGTTCTGCGAATGCTGTATGTCCTAATAGCATGATTTAAATTAACACAATAGATAAAATATGTAAAATACATATTTTTAGGAAAAAATCAATAATTATCTGTTAAAATGAAGTCATCATCCGTTCCCAGCATGTGGTTTATCTTGGCCTTATTATCATTGCTCCACACCAGAACTTCTGGATCACCATCAAGAAAATCACAATCTTTGCAATATTCAATTCGATTAAATTCCTTATTTTTATGAGCTTCTCTTAAATCTTCATATTTTTCACCAAAATATACTTCTTCAAAAGTCTGGTTATCTAAATGACCTAGAATACTTTTAACTTCGTTAGGTGATCCCATCGTTTGACAACAGGGGACAATCGCTCCTGTTCTTCCTTCTTCACCACCTGCACGTACTGTTAATTCTGGTGCAAAAGGCCTGCCACATGATCTTTGTTCTTTCATTGATCTTGCATTCTTCGAGTTGTCATAATTGCCACTCCAATTATGCATTTTCCAAATATAAGACTGGGTATCAATAGTATTTATTATGTTTTTTTTATATTGTTCAACCTCATATTCAATTTTGTTATTATCAGTAATTAAATGATAGGTGCTAATTACACAGTTGCTACCCGATTCTTTAATGTATTTATTTGTTTCTTTAATATTGGATATAATTAAGTCAAAATTATCAATATTCATCCACTTCTTATAAAGTTCCCTATTATACCCGATTAGACTAAAACGAATAAAATCAATTCCTGCATCAATGACTCCCCTCATATAATCTCCGTTGAGACGAGCACCATTACAATACATAAAACTTTTTAATCCTTTAGATCTGACAACTTTAACATATTCTGCCAAATCTTTAGCCATAGTAGGCTCTCCACTGCCTTCTAAATTTATAATAGGAGACCCATATTTGGGAACAATGGAATCTAATATTTTTTTAAATTCAAGTACTGGCATTTTTCTTGTAAAATTTTTACCACGCCCAGGATTAGTTTGTGGACACATCTGACAAGTATAATTACAGCCCCCAAATACCTCCATTACTATTCTTTGCAATTTTAAATTTTTATCTATCATTTTTCTTTAATTCTTCATTCTCTTTTTGTAAGGCATTAATAACTGCCTCTAATTTAGAAGTATGATTGCTTATAGCGGGTTTAATCTGTTCATTTATATTTATCTTCACAGCTTTGGATAAACCACCATATAATCCAACATTTCTGGATTCATTGCTTTTTATCTTATTTTTAAAACTATAGGCTGTTAATTGTCGTGGAAGAAAAGGCCATTCGATTACATCTTTACTATATCTTCTATATCTAATATTCTCGGGAATTCTCTCTACCAATCTCTCGGAATAAGGACATCCAGTGACACATTCATAGCATTGAGTATGATCTGGTCTTTTATTAGCAGGATTATGCTTTAAACTTTTAGATTTCTCAGTCTTCGTTACACACTTTTTAAAAAATCCTTCATAGGTTTTTTCAGCTAATACGGAGCATCCCCCAGATTTTTCTGAAAAGCAATATTTTTCCCCATGCCCATTGTCACATGGCCCACATAAACTTAGCCTAGGGCTTCCTTGAAAATCATAGTATGTTTCAAATTCTTCATTAGTCATAATCATTTCAATTTTACAATTAAAACCAAATTTTTTACTAAAAAATAATCTATTATCTCCTATTTTACCAAGCCCAGCATACACTGCCGCTGTTTTTCTCCAAATACTATAATCATCATAATAAAATTCATAGTTACATCTATGTTTTAACCAAGCCAAAAGATTATGGGTTATATCTAATCGTACAGTATAGTCCCAAGGTACGGCTGTAAAAAAAGCAAACACAACCATAGATTTAAAATGATCCCTAATCTTTAAAAATTCTTCTTCTGAAACAACAAGTTCACCCTGTCCTTGCAGTAAAATAAATTGCAATGGGAATCTACTTTTGGAATTTTTTGTTTCAACTAATTGTTCAATTAGCTTTTCTGATTTGAATACACCAACATCGTAGGGAATCTCGTGTACGTTTACTCTATCTATTGCATCTCTTATTTCCTCTAGTCGTATCATTTAATAAAATGGAACTAAAAACAAGTATTAAAAGATATTGATATTCTTTCTTCCTTGACATTTTGATTTGATTGAACTGAATGTTTCAGCCACGAAGGAAAAATATATAAAATATTTTCAATGGCTGGTACCATAATATATCCAGAATTATAGATGTCTGGATTATCATAGGTTATGGTATCTGTATAATAAACAAGGCTATCCATGGCTGGATGTTCAAATTGAAGATCCCCGCAATTTTTAGGGGCTTTAATGTAGTAGGCTCCAGATAAAATAGAATTAGGGTGGACATGTGTGACGTTGCTGTCTTTGTAGCCATTCACATTCATCCATAGATTGTCTACTTTCTGTCTTTTTTTATTAATAAATTTATTGGCAAAAGATGTGGAATGGTGTTCTAGTTCTTGTATTAGAGAATGTATTAAAGGATCATCTTTTGTCAACGAATTAGATTGGTATCCTCCTTTATTACTTTTTGATATTCCAAGATGATTGTGTTGCCATTTTTTGCAGAATGACTGTAATTTTTTAACATCAAGTCGCAGTTCAACTTGATATAAAGGTATTCTAAAAATGTCTGTAATCGGCATGGATTGATTAAATGATCTCTGTATCACACTGTAAAATCTACATTGAACGATATACTTCTTCTTGTTCCACTTCCTCTAAATGGATAAACTGTATGCTGTAACCAAGAAGGAAACAAAAATAACTGCCCAACTTGTGGCTTAATAGGATGTTTATTATTTAAAAGAGATAATGATTCTCCATACATAAATTCAATCCACCCGGCATATTCTCTCTCCTGATTATTAACTATTGACTCTGGCATTATTAACCAGCCAGCAGCAGATAAACCTCCTATATGATGATGAGTAGGATTGAAATCTCCGGCGACAGAATTAACAATCCAGCTTTTTAAAACTTTTAAGGTTTTAATTCCCTGTTTCATAATCTGTTTCTCTGTTTCATTAGCAGGAACGGACTCTCCGTGTTCATCTTGACTATATTTATTTCTTTTTATAATTGTTTGTATATATAAACTTACACATCCACCAACCCATTGAAAATAAGAAGGTGTGTCCTCATTTATTTTTTCATGCCAAATATGATCTTCAATGGCATGTTCTTGCTTAACATTACCAACTAAAGTACTAGAGGAATCTAAATTCTTAGACTTGATTTCATCAGCATATACTCTGTCTCCATATGTATTCAGTTTATCAACATAATGTTGAGGCATTGTATATTCCATCAACAAGGGACTAAATGGTGAATGAATTTTTGTCTTTATTTCTGTTCCTTTCCTCATAAGTTTTAATATTCTTTACTAGAATAATTAATATTGTCAATATCTTTCCATTCTTCTACTTTGCCATTATTGACATATATAAACTCAATACTTGGATATCTTTGGAAACATGACTTAAATTCCTGTTTCCAAACATCATCTATTGATTGATTCATAGGTGTTTTAGGTCTATTAAAATCAACTCCCAGTAAATAAATCTGTTGTGGTTTTTCTGTTTTACAAGCAATATCCATAGCAACACAAGCGCAAGATTTAAAGTCATAGTCTATGTTTTCAACCTTATCATCTTTAACCCAACTAATATGAATTGTTTGGGCTAAAAATCCCCTTTTTCTCCAAGCATGAAATTCATCTTTTATTGCTTCCTCTTTTTTTTCATTGTCTAATTTTTTCCAATGAGAGGAAGAAAAATTTGTTATTCTGTCAACTTTATCATTTGATATTTTAATTTTTTCTTCAAAAGAAACTTTACCACGTTCAAAAATAGGACTTCCAGCATATCTGTTAGAATAAATAGATTGGGAGACGTGCATAACAAATTCTGTTGAATCTTTTTTCTCGTTTTCAAGAATTTCAGTATAACTCTCTCTGATTGCAGGAATTAATTCATCATACATTTTTTCTGGCAAGGGAATCCAATTATCTAAATAAGTTTTATTTAATATTGGATAACCGGAATGATAAATCTCATGGCAAGGGCCACAATCAAGACTGACTAGATGATCTACAATTTCCTCAAGATAAATTGAATTACAGCCATAGACTTTTCCCTGTTGCCGCAATAGTGGTATGTCAATACCTTTTCTACTTTCTCCGTTTCCTAATATAAATATTTTTTTATCGTGGTTCTGGGCCAAGTTTAAATATATCTCTTTTTTCAATCAAATGGTCATGAAAAGCTTTTTTAACTTTTTCTGTCCATACCTGACTGCAAACTTCCTGAACTTTAGGATCTTCATTTGAAACATCCTGATCAATTCTAGAATCTCCATCTCCAAGACGACAAGGATCTATAGATTTTCTGTGGTGAGTGCGTGATAACTCAATTCCATTATCCCTCCAAACAGTGTCCGTTCTTATTTGGATATTTTTAAATTTTCCAACAACTTCAATTCTTCCTACTTCAATAGATTTTGTTACAGCCATGCTTTACCCCTTTTGCGAAATTAAAAAATCTCGATATGCTTCTTTGACTTCATCAGTCCAATAGATATTACATACATCCTGAACCAAACTATCTTCTCCTGAAATATCCGTCTCAACCATATTATTATCTGCATCAATAGAGCAAGGAGGAATAAATCTTTTATTAAAACTTCTATGTTGTTCAACCCCATCTTCTTTAAAAACAGTATCGTCCCTCACTTCACATATTTTATGTTTACCAATAATATTAGCCATTCCGACTTCAGTTTCTTTTGTTATTGCCATTCTCTATACTCCTTATGCCATTTCAATATTAGCTTCAGTTTCAATCCAACATTTTATACGTGGAACTCTTTCCAATTTTCCAATTTCAATCAATTCTTCTTGCATATCTAATGGTTTGGTAGGAGAATAGACAATTTTGCTTTCCCCTAATATTTTTAATTCTTTGCAATGTTCACTTGCCTTTTCCTCTGTGGAAACTACAATAACAGGGTCTTTAAATCCATGCTTCTTGTGCTGATATGATTCAACCATATTTTTATTAATGTGAATAAATTTTTTCATTTTAAGTTGCTGTAATAATTTGGCCTATAGCCGAAAAATGCGTCCACTGCGTTTGAATATTTGAAAATATTAAAGCTGTCCATAATTTCATATACCCGTCTGCATCATCAGGCATTTTATTTAAATTAAAAGTACTCGTATTATCTGTATTAATTCCAACGACATATACTGCATCATTAGTTGAAAACATAACATTAAAATAATTAAAATCTAAAAATCCATAATTTGTTCCTGTAGACATTGAAGTAAACGGAGCATCATTTACCACTAACGCACCAGAAGCGCCAACTGCCCCTGCACCCCCTTGTTGTTGGTAAAAGTTAGCAGATAAAAAAACTCTGTTTCCAATTCTTGTATAAAAGCTATCATAAGCACCGGTTGTTATTATTGTTGTTCCAGCCGTTGCTGATGTTAACCTTGGTGTCCATGTTCCCTCCTCATAGTGATCTAAAATTTCTCCAGTAGAAACAACTGCCGAGTTAGAAGCTGAGGTTGCTGTTTGAGCAGAAAAATCAATGCCCTTTCCAGCAGTTCCTATAATAAGATTTCCACCTGTTAAGGTCATATCAGTTCCGTCATAGACTACATTGCTGCTACCCTCTACCGTGTCTGCATCAGTGAAAATTGCCAATTGATTGTTCGCCGGTGTTCCAGATGTATCTACTCCACCACTAGTGGCTTCAAAAGTTATTTCCTGTCCTGCGCCTGCGGATGTAAGAACCTGTCCGTCGGTACCTAAACCTCCTACAATTCCAGAGCCTCTTATGTTAAGGCGACTGCCTACAATTCCACTCATAATACTGTATCCTCCTCTATTATAATGTTTGTTCTAAGTAGCTGACTACAACATCAACATCTGCTGATGAAGCAGTTATAAAACCTAGCATATCTGTGCCTTCTAATACTATTCTATCATTATGCACAAAAGTTGCATTTGCAGCTAATGCCTGTGTTTTATAAATGTAGTGGTCTGTACCGCCATCATTGTCGTCAATATACAGATCAAATGTTTCTGCCGCACCTGCCGTTTCACAAATTGAAATTGATAGAACAGTATAAGTTTTTCCACTTGCCCCATCTATCAATTTTGTTTCTGTATTTGAGCAGGTAGGCTTTAATGCTACTTTTAATACTTCACTTGCCATATTATCCTCCTAAAATCCTAATACCATTGCTTTGCCCGTGCTTGTTATATCAGGGGCCATTGTTCCGGCATTTGTAATAGCACCCCCTGCTGGGATAGCTATCGTTCCTGCAACATTTAATGTATCAGCAGATTCGTCCCACTCCATATACTTACTGGCAGTAGCGCCAAAAAACTTGACATCGTGTCCTGCATCGTCTACGCCAACAGTTAATGTACCTATCTGTACAACACCGTCTGCCGATTCGTCCCATAGCCAGTATCTACCAGAAGTAGCACCAAAGTATTTAACATCATGACCTGTGTCATCTACACCAACTGTCACTGTACCTATACAGGTTAATGCAGAGCCAGTAAAGGTTAAATTTGCTTCACCATTAATAGTTGAACTGTCTACAGATGTAATAATTCTATTGTCTGTAGAATTGGTATAAGAAGTAACAGAAGCAGCAGTTATACTTTCCCAAGCCGCCGCAGCTCCTGCTCCAGCAGAAGTCAATACTTGGCCATCACTGCCATAGTTGGCACCACCAAGTCCTATTTCACCATCGGCTGTAAATCTAAATTTCTCAGCAGCAGTTTCTGATTTTCCTAATGCAAATACCAAGTCGGTATTATTAACAGTGGCACTAAAAGTATCATCAGACTCTGCATATATGGAAGCAGCAACCAAAATAGAATCACTACCATCAGCTTCTAAAGGTGCTTGAAAATCTATTCGTCCTAATTTATCTCCATCAACAACAGTCAGTTCACCTGTAGTAAGTTTTAAGTGACCTGGACCTGCCGCAGTTGCTCCACGTAAATCAAGTAAATTCGCTGATTCATCCCATAGTGCATATGCACCAGCAGAAGCACCAAATAATTTTACATCGTGCCCTGTGTCATCAACTCCTACCGTTAGTGTTCCTCTTTGAACAACACCGTCTGCTGATGTATCCCAAAGCCAATATCTACTGGCAGTATCACCAAAGAATTTAACATCGTGCCCTGCATCATCAACACCAACTGTTAGTGTGCCTATTTGTACAACGCCATCTGCTGATTCGTCCCATAACCAATAGCTTCCTGATGTTGCACCAAAGAATTTAACATCATGTCCAGTATCATTAACACCAACGTTTATTACGTCAGTAAATTTAAATAAATCCTCATCCTCCATCCATGTTAAAACTCCATCAGAATCTGCACCATCAAACGTTAATGTATAGTCAACGCCCGCAGAGCCTGATCCAATTGTTAAATTGTCATTTGTGTCAAGAGAGGCAACCTTGCTTGCCGGCAAAGTGCAAAATACATCTTTCGTGCCAGCGCTAAAATCAACAGCGCTGTCACTGTTAGAGCTTGCGATGACCGTTGTTCTAGCCAATGTATCCGTTGAAGCATCGGTTACGGTTCCAAGACCAGTTTCCCATTCCGCTTCATCACGATTGACAATGGCATAATACGTTGTATTGCTATTACCAATACCCGCAACAAATGTCTGGAATCCTGAAACAGCTCCACTTAGATCAAGAGTGCCTGTCCCAGTTGTCGTCGATGTTTCTTTTACTCTATCGTCTAGCTTTAAAGCCATGTGTTATCCCCTATGCCAATCGTAAAATAGCGTTACTTGCATCGGCTGCTGGGAATTGAATTGTAAATGTTCCGCTCGTTGACGTTTTATCGCCTCCAAAGTCCAACACACATACTGCTTTATTAGAATTGCTACTGTTATAAATTAATGCTCCTCTCGCTGTAATCGTTGCTGATGTAAAAGATGCATCAGAAAAATCACAAAGAGCAGTTGTTCCTGAAGTAGTTGGTGTTACTGCTGTTAGTGATCCACCACCAGCCGTATAAGTTCCTGAATTAGAAACTTCATTTGTAGCTGAATAAGCGGATGTAGAAGCACTTAAAGTAGCTGAACTTGAATACAATGCAATTTTAAAAGTGTCACCTGTTGTAGCCGTAAAATCATGTCCTTCAACAAGTATTTCCTGCTTAAAACTGGTACAAACAGCTTGGGTTATTGCCATGTTCTATCCTCCTATGGATTTCTGTTGTGTTTGCGTGCCTGGTATTTTTAATTCACCGTGCATATACTCATCTCTTCGGTGCCTTCCAGTTTGTTCCATCATTAAGGATTGTATGGCACGTTGATATGATTGTTCGTATAATTGCAGCATTTCCGCTGGTCCCTTCAAGAATTTGAAGGCTTCTGCAAGACATCCGTAAAGCAATGCCGATGGAGCAT